ATCATGAGCAAGTTGACAGCCAAACACAGGCACGCTATAGCCAGGATAGTCACGCTCCACCACCTTGTTTATGGTCTTTTCGCTGACACCACAGCGCAGATCTTTGATCAGAATACGCCGGTACCACCCATTCCACTGTTCAACAGTACTAGCCAGCATCATGTGATTCAGCATGTCACGAGCCATGTTGCCGGTGATTTGTCTGTTGACAAAACCTGTGATGGCTAAGGCAAAGGTATCCCAGTTCATACCATGGTCACTAGTTAGTTGATCAGTAGACTTCTTCTCAGGCACTTGTTTGATACCAAAGGTGATCATGGGATCCAGTGCCAAGCGACAACCCTCAAAGAACTCTGAGTTGCCGGCTTGGGCTTGAGCCTCGATAATCTGTTCCTTGTTGGTACGCAGATTATGCGTTTCTAGTGCTGAGATAACTTGCCAAGGCATATCCATGTTATTTCCTTAATCAACTAAACACATTTCTTCAAAAGTTTCATAATGACAATTGTCATTATAATAACCGCCAGTTCTCTTGCCTGTGTCCGGGCAACACATTATTTTATATCCTCGTTTTGGATGAGGATAACCATCATAATCATGCGGAGGTATGACGAAAAATGCCGGTTTGTTAGTCATCCAATTCCAACATATTGTATAAATATTACCTTCTTTATTATGAGTTTTACTAATTACATAACGTCGCTGATATCCATTTTTCTTTAAACTAGCTACCTTAAGATCGCCCAATGGTACTAAACCACCGGCTCCATTTATACTAGCAAAGTCATGTGTATCTTCTAAGACCTTAACTGTAGGTTTACCATTGAGGTTACGAATATGGACTACTAGGTTTTCAAAGACAGAACTGATTTCGATTTCACCACTATCATACATTTTCATCCATTGATCTTGTTTAATTCCATTGGTAATTTTATACTTTGATTTCAGCTTGTACGCGAAGAGCGCAGTTTCCCTATGAGCTTGAATTGCAGCGTGAGTGGTTGCCATAACTGCTCCTTAGTTTAGTGAACAAGACCAAAACGCTTCGCGCACACTGGGCCATAACCCAATTCAGTGCTACGACTATCCTTGAGACTGTGATTGCAAAAACTACAAGCACCAGTCAAACGACCATACTTGCCAGCAGTAGCCTCGGGCTCTGCTGCAAACTCTTGTACCAATGCTAACACATCAGCACCGGCTTGTCTAGTAGCATGGAAGTCACCATTGACATCAATGCGACCAAAGTACTTATTGGCACCAAACGGACCACCGTCTGTTACAAGAATTTGGCCAGCGTACTTGCTAGCGGGACCAGCACGACCAAACGCAACAGGCTGACCCTCAACGCTTTGAAGCTTGACTTTGATACGCTTGAGAGTTTTACCAGCACGTTCGAACATGTCTTGAATGCGCTGAACGTTGACTTGTACAGCGGCGGGTGCAGCAGGAGCAGGATTAGTAACACGCTGAGTAAGCGTATCAACCCATGCCAACTGCTTGTCGCTGAGACGACCAAAACGGTAGAAGTTGCTGACTAGACTGCCAGCAAACTCTGCGTCACGAGCAGACATTGTGCTCATAGCATTACGCAGAGCTTGAACTTGGGGTTCCTGACTAGCATCAGGGCTAACAACACGAGGAGCACGGTAAAAACCTTTGTATGCCATTTCAATCTCCGTTGTTTCAGTGTATCGTTAGTATAGCAAAATTGGTCTGGTGTGCCAACCTGTTGTTATTTTACAACTTAGCAACTTGATACAGTATACCTCGAGGTGTAACAGTTTTGGTAATGCCCTCAGCAGCCCAATCTGCTTCCATAATACGCAGCCATTTACGATCGCGTACTTGAGGACTATCAATTTTAATAGCAACTCTGCGAACGCCGTAAGCCTCGTAAATACGACCAGAATAAATGCTATCTAGTGCCATAAGCATAGCACTAACACGCCGTTGAACACCTGCATCCCAACGGCTTTTGTTGGCAATGTTACGCATTCTGGCATCTTGAGCTGCCCACCATTTATTTGGGGCTTCGCTGGTGTTTTTGTCAACTGTAAGCATAATAACTCCTAGTGCGTGTTTAGTGCAGGATTACAACTGTTTACAATTTCTCTCTCTGCGGCATGTGCAGGCTTACGTCCGCGCACTACATCAACCAATAGTATAACATGAGCGTCAGCACCATGCAACCTTATGCTGTTGCACAAAGCCCACGACTTGTTCTCTGTTAGTGCGCGGCGAACATGCTTTTGCCAGCGAATTTTGAGAGCTCTATTAACTTGGCTTCCACATACAGTGATACCAACATAGTGCTCGTTGGTAACAACATTCACTATCATATATAGTGCATGCTTGGTGTCTTGCCTGCGTTTACGTGTACGTATTGCTTTATCCATACCCGTAGTATAGCAAAAATGGATAACCCTGTCAAGTTTCGGGCTATTGTGGCGTGAAAACCACAGTTTATAGACGGGTTTTCAGCAGAAATCTGTGGTTTTCACGCCACAGATTTGCTGAAATTTTAGACACTAGTGTAGAGTGCGATTCGGTGCTGTAAACTCATCAATTCCAAATATTTCCAGAATTGCAGCCACAGCTTCTGACGGGTTTTCAAAGCCCTCAGCTGGCCCAAACACTGATTTGAGGTTGCCATCCTTGTCCAACAGAAATCCTACATCACTGTCCTGTATGTCCAAGTCGTTGGTTTCTTCGAGTTCCACTACATTGTAATCTGCATCAGTCTCTTGTACTTGATCTCGTTTTGACATTAAGGAACTCCTTGGGTTATGTAACAGTATTTACGACAGTTATTTAAAAAGAATTAAACTCATTAAAATTGTTTGTCCCACAAATCCAAGACAATTGGTGGCCACATACAGGTAATTGCGTTCAAACAAACTTTTGAAAAACACAGCAGTTAACCCGCCCCAGATAAACAACATGATGTCCACTGGTGGCATGCGATCACTTTGATTGGTTAACACTGCCAACAGAGTAGGCACACTGCTGAGATGTAACATGATAATGGTAAACCATCCTAGTGTATGAGCACTGATATTGACCAAATGATCCCTAACAAAGGTCAGGCATGCACCAGGAATATTTAAAATGCCTTCCAAGATTCTAGTAGCTGCTGGTAGTGTTTCCTCTCGGTAAGAAGCATTGAGTGGTTCGTTGATCTTATAAATTTGCTGGTCTTTGTTCATGCAGTGTCCTTTATTTGTAAAAGATATGACGTCCGATTTTGGTAATACGCTCTTTTTTCCATCCCGGGTTTACATAGTCAGCGTGATAGTAAAGAGCCTGTGTAAGGCTGGGTAATCTAAAACCTTCTAGTAGAACTTTCTTGGCTACCTCCATGCTTTCTGTGTAGACTTCCCTGTGCATGATACGACTAGCACTTTCACGATCGCAGTACCATGAAAACTGGCATACCACACGTTGGTAAATTATGTTTTTCTGATAGATAACCTGACAGATATCTTCAGGAAATCCACGAGCTTGAGCACGATTAATGGTAACCTGTGCCACAGCTACTTTACCTTCAAATGGTTCATTGCCAGCTTCAAAATAGATATTGCGAGCTAGACATGCTAGTTGCCGTTCACGATACTGAGCAGTGATCTCGCTGGGTTCCACGGGCTGGATTCTACTTAGCTTGGTGTCCACTGTCCATTTTAACATCTGACTGCATAAGTAAATGCCCACTACTGCTAGTGCAGTTGCAGTTATTGCTCTTAATAATTTTGGCCACAGTGTTGATGACTGAGCCTCCATTGGTAAGTTTTGCATAACTTTTCTCCTTTCGGTGTATATAACGCCATAGTGGATTCACCTACTATAGCTTATTTCTTGGAAAATATCAACGATTATGGCTTAATCGTCAGGTTGATGATAATCTAGATTTACTGAGTTCAACTGGATCAGACCTGGTGTCTAGATACAGTCCTTTGGCTTGAAGAATGGCTAGGTTACGACCTTCGATGATGCCAGCCCTGATAGCTTCTCCTGTGACGTCTGAGGTGGTGGCTTGATTGATGATCTTGGCTATGCCCAGGTTGCTGTCATCATTGTGTACCTGATGCAGCCCAGTGGCAAAACTGATTACGCTACTAACTGATCCCTTGAGTTCAATGTTGCCAGTGGTGGGATCGGCGATTTCAGCTAATTTTAAATTTAACTTTTCTTCTCGCAGCTTGCTGTACATATTGTTGAAAGCATTATTGCCACTGGCAATATCTGCTGCTAGTTGACTGTTGGTGGGATTGATAAATGGTGCTGCTGCTGCGTCAATGGCAGCGGCTGCTGATGCTTCTTGAGCAGGATCACCTACTGCACTCTGTGCTGCTTGTATGGCATTGATTAATGCTTGTCCTTGTGCAGTGCCGGCTATGGTATTGTTCAAGGTCTGTATGGTAGCCATTCTGGTCAGGTACCCATCACCTGTTAGTGCACCCACCATGTTGGTCATCTGTGGATTACCAAATGTACCACTACCAGATCCCACATTGGTCAGTGCTGCCGCTGCAAAGGCAGTAAACGCAGCTGGCGTTAGTGCTTGTATAGCAGTGGTAGGACTATTACGTAATTGTTCCAGTGTTGACCCTACGTCATGAAAACTGGTAAAGTTATGATTGTAACCAGTTAGATTGAATAGCTTGCCACCTAGATCTGACATTAATGGAATACCAATGGCTGCTGCCGCAGTGGCGCCTAACACATTGCGACTGGCCAGTGCGTCGCTGAATTTGCTGATAGCGAAACCTGTGGCTGCTGTTAACCCGGTAGCAGCCACAATGTCAGCAAACTTCTTGCTCGGCAATTCGTCCATGGCCTTGGTTAGACGTGCAGGATCTACTGCACCTGTCATTAGAGTTTCGTAACTGATGTCGTACTTTTCAAGATGGCCTAGCACATCAGTGCCTAGTCCTTGATTTACCAAATTTGAAACTATACTGGTTGGATTAAACGCAGTTAATGTGTCTGTGACAGATCCATAAAAGGTTCCTAGATTGTTTTTCAATCCTGACACTACGTCGTTAAATCCTGCTCCAGCACTGCCCGATCCTTGTACTTGTGCCCATTGTTCAGGAGTCCAGCCTTCACTGGGCATGCCAGGAAACTGACTGGTCACACCTCCAGTTAATGCATCGCCCCAGGTTTTAACTGTGAACCCTAATTCACCTTCATTGATGTTGTAGCCTTTAAGTGCTTCTATGCTGCCCGATAAATTAAAAGCATTGTCTATATAACCAGCGGCCGCACTGAATGTTTCAGTAAGACCTCGAGCACCATTGGCCATGAGATTGGTACCCTGCTGCACAATGCTACCGAAGAAGTTATTATTGTTGATGTTAACGCCCGGTGGCAGTGGTCCTACAAAATCGGGATTGGCCATGCCAGTCAGAAAGTTAGGAATTTGTGCTATGCTTTGACCAATGGCTGTGGTAGCTACTCCTATGCCAGCACCTAGCACACCTTGAGCAGCACCGGCTACACCACCGGTTAATAGTCCGGTCACAGCACCGGCTACAAAAGGATTAGCTTGTAGGCCAAATCCTTGTATGAGTCCACCGGCTGCAATGGCCAATAAAGGCGTACATAATTTACACATTTAAATATTTATGCCCTTAAATCAGCGGG